TACATTCTTTTGGCAAGAGCGTCAAATGATTCGTATGCCCTTCCCAGGTGTAAAAGGACAGGACGAAGCAAAAGCAGTTACGGTAAATGTACCGTGTACTGAGATGTGGGGAGATACTTGTCCAGTACATGCTGAAATTCGACCGTGGTTTAAGGATCCAACACTTGAAGATATTGCACGTAAATATTGGAAAAAGCGTTCATATATTTTTCAAGGACTTGTTATAAATGATCCTCTCGGTGAAGAATCACCACCAGAAAATCCAATTCGTCGGTTTGTTATTAATCCGTCGATATATAAGATTATTAAGGCGGCTTTAATGGATCCAGATATGGAAAATTTACCAGTAGATTATGTTAATGGTACTGATTTCCGTCTTACTAAAACCCAAAAAGGTCAATATGCTGATTATTCAACATCAAATTGGGCACGGCGTGAACGTGGTTTATCAGAAGATGAACTTGAAGCAATAGAAACTAATGGGTTGTTTACTTTAAGTGATTATCTTCCAAAGAAACCATCTACTGAAGGTGTAGAAATAATTTATAATATGTTTCAAGCATCAGTTGATGGTGAATTATATGATCCTGATAAATGGAGCGATTGGTATAGACCGTTTGGTGTTACAGCATCATCGAAAAGTACTCCAGTTTCAACAGAGAGTACCGAATCGGTTAAATCTGCAAGTGTTCCTATTGAAACAGAGGTTGTAGAAACAACAGCTAATGATGCATCTACTGATTCTAGTAGTGCCAATGCTGAAGATATACTTGCAATGATTCGAGATCGCGCAAAAGCAAAAGATACTGCTTAATATGTTTTATATAGGGAGGGGGTTATCCCCTCCCATTTTTTGGAGGATAGATAATGGTAAAACCGTATGACTTTTCAAAGTTAAGAAAAAGTTTAACAAAAAACATTGACGGATTGAGTTTAGGATTTCATGATCCTAAAGATTGGATTAGTACTGGTAGTTATGCATTGAATTATCTTATTAGTGGAGACTTTTATAAAGGTGTTCCATTAGGACGGGTAACAATGTTTGCAGGACAATCAGGAAGTGGTAAGAGTTTAATTGCTAGTGGTAACCTAGCAAGTAATGCCCAGAAAGCTGGGTGTTTTGTTGTTATGATGGATAGTGAAAATGCATTGGACACTGACTGGTTACAGGCACTTGGTGTAGATACAAGTGATGAAAAACTATTAAAAATTGGAGTTTCAATGATTGATGATGTTGCCAAAACATTATCAGAATTTCTTAAAGGATATAGAGACGAAAATGCAGAGAATGATTATGAGGATTGTCCAAAAGTAGTCATTATTATTGATAGTTTGGGTATGTTGTTATCACCAACTGATGTTAAACAATTTGAGGCTGGCGATCTTAAAGGTGATTTAGGACGTAAACCTAAAGCACTGACAGCATTGATTCGTAATACTGTTAATAGTATTGCTCCTTATCCAATTGGATTTATAGTAACTAATCATACGTATGCATCACAGGATATGTTTAATCCAGATGATAAGATTAGTGGCGGTCAAGGATTTGTATATGCATCATCTATAGTAGTTGCTATGAGATTATTAAAATTAAAGGAAGATGAAGCAGGAAATAAAATATCAGATGTACGAGGTATTAGGGCTGCTTGTAAAGTTATGAAAAGTAGGTTTTCAAAACCGTTTGAAGCAGTTCAAATTAAAATACCATACGAATCTGGAATGGATGCGTATTCGGGTTTAGTTGATATGTTTGAAAAATCTGGTGATCTTACTAAAAGAGGCAACAAATTAGTTTATACTGATTCAGCTGGTAATGAGCATAGTTATTTTCGAAAGGGATGGAATGCTGAAACTCTCGAAGTAATACTTCAAGATAAGGTAAATGGTGAAGCAGTTTCATCAATAAATGAGGAATTAGTATCAGACGAAATAATGGAAGATTAGGTAAATATCAAAATTACTTATATGTTGGAGAAAAGTAGATGGATATTAGTCCTGAAACATTAATAGAAATATGGAATATGATGAAAAATTATATTCCTAAAAAAGAAAGACTTGATGCGGCAGCTACCCTTCTTAATTATTATGATGCTAATGGTGACATTGAAGATTTTAGAAATTTAGAAGGACATGATTCAAGTATAGATACTGTGTTAAGTGAAGAATATTTTGAAGAGGAAGAAGAGGAAGAAGATTTTTAATGGCGTCCTGGTATCAACAAGTTGTTAATAATATTGCCGTATTGCCTGATTGTATAGATTCGTTTGAAGAGCAATTCAACGAAGCACGATTGGAAATTAAATTTAGTGGTAGTATAGAAAAAGCATCTAGTGTTATTCCTGCAATTGTGCAATTACGATTTTCTCAATTACAGGAAATTGAAGCAATCTTAGAACATCTAAATATTCATTTACGAAAATTAAGAGCGCAAGTTTTTAAAAGGTATTTAGAAAATTATAATAGACAATTAAGTTCTAGAGATGCTCAAGCATATGTTGATGGTGAACAAGTAATTGTAGATCAGACAGAATTAATTAATGAATTTGGATTATTAAGAAATCAGTTTTTAGGAATATTAAAAGCATTGGAAGCAAAGCAATTTCAAATTAATAATATTGTAAAATTGCGAGTTGCTGGACTTGAGGATTCCGAAATCAATATGTTTTACGGTAATCCGAATAAGTAATAGAAATAAGTAATTTGGTTGACAGGCTAGTTACTTATAATGTATAATGTATTACATGAACTATTGTAAAGGAGAATTGTAATGGACATCAATTTACGTAAAGCCGCTACTTTGCAGGAACAAGTTAGACAAGCTATAAGTGATATTAGTTTAGATACCAGAAATGATGGAACCGGTCGAGTTGTTGAAGATGACTTAGTTGGTCGGTTAACTCGGATAGAAGAATTAGAATCTGTGTTGTACAGTCTACGTGATAAAGTCGGCAAAGCAAATGTTGAAACGGGTGTTAGTACATTGTTAACAAAACGGGTACAACTTAATAATTTAATTAGTCGATATGAAAAATTAGTTCGTAACGGACATGAAAGTTTTAAAATAAAGTTGTCAGATTTCCGTCGCGAGCGTGTTAAGATTAGCGAAAATATTCTTGAATTAAATGTTGGATCTAGTGTTAATATTGCTGATGCTGATGTTGAAATTTTAAATAAAGAAAACATCATATAATAATAAATATATATAGTTAAGCATTGTATATGTACATAAGATAATAATAAGAATAACATAATACTTGCTGATTGTATTAAATTAAAGGATATTGGTAAAGAGGAAATGCTTAACTAATTGATGAAAGGGTGCTTCGGCACCCTTTCTTTTTAACGTTGACAAATCTCCAATTTTTGTTATTATAATTGTATGGAGATTATAATGAAAAATAATAAATCAGATAAGATAGTATCAGAATGTGTTAAAGCAATTAGTGGCATTGCAGACAGAAATAATATAAATATTGTTGATGAGGATTTTATCAAAGACATGGCATTGTCGGCAAAATTTTTAAATGCCGCATTTACTCGTCAATTAGGTCAACCAACTGTATTGCATGAGCATATGTCAAGAATAATGAATTCTGTATGAATGATTAAAGGAATTAATATATGCAATATAAGTTGTATATTGATGATATGCGAGTTCCGTACCATTTTGGTTCTGGATTTAAAGGAACAGCAGGCTGGTTATTGGCTAAAACATTTGATGAGGCTGTTGATATAGTTAGTCGAATAAATTGTTGTCCTAAATATATTAGTTTTGATTATGATCTTGGAAATAGTAAATCTGGTTATAATTTTGCTGAGTGGTTAATTGAGCAGGATTGCAATAATGACTTTTTTCCAGATGATTTTGAATTTGTTGTACATAGTACCCATCCTAATGCAGGTACTATTAAAACCCTATTAACTGCCCACTTAAAAAACCGATAAAAAATGTGGTATTTCTCCGTATTTAAGAATTTGCTAATATAAGGATTTGCTAATATATACCCTTAAAAACCACAGTAAATATAGTGGTTTTTTGTTGTAAAAAAGCCACACTTTTTTAAGATTGACAGATCTCCGATTCATAGTATAATGTATGTATAATAAAAGAGTGAGAGAAATGAAAGAAGTCAAAAAAGTAGAAAATCGCAAAATCGGTGTATTGCCAAAAGTAGCAGTTACGGCGGCAGCCGCGTATGGTGCTTATAAATTGGCATACCACTTAACAACCAAAAAAGGTACGAGACGCGAATGGCATCGTGCCGACGGTGAAACTAAATGATTGAACTTTTATTATTTTTGATACTACTTGTGTTGGTGGTAAAATTTGCTCCTGGAGTAGGCAATTTCATTCTAGGTGCTATTTTGGCAATTTGTGCCGTCATTGGTGCTATTGTTTTATGTGTCGCTCTTTTTTAGTTAAGATTGACAGATCCCCAACTTGTAGTATAATGTATAGATAATGTAAATTTTGGATCAACAACCTACGAGGTAATATATGTCCGCTCAGAAGTTAGTAAAGGTTAATGGGTCCTATCGGAATACACCTGTTCCAGGTGTTGTGTTTCCGTTAGTCAAGGCTCTAACAAAAGGTAAGAAAGGTGACTTTGTTACTGTAGATGGTACATCAGTTCCTGGATACCCAGATCGTCATCTTCGTATTAAGGTGGCAGATAAGTCAGATTACGAATTTGTTCCATCTGATACTCCTACGGGGTTACCAGAGAATGCTCCCAAGACAGTAGAAACCGATGAAGAAGCGATTGCGCGAATACGTGATCGGTTTGCAATTCTCGATGAAATGACCGAAGCCACTATTGAGGGCACGGTGCGAGGCATGATTGTCTCAGGCCCTCCGGGTGTTGGTAAATCGTTTGGTGTAGAGAGTACTCTGGAACGTTCAAATACGTTTACTAAACTTGCTGGCAAGAAATGCAAGTATGAGATTGTCAGAGGTGCTATGACAGCATTAGGGTTGTATGCTTTACTTTTTAAGTGGAGCGACCCTGGTAAAGTCTTGGTGCTCGATGACTGTGATACAGTTCTTTGGGACGAACTATCGTTGAACCTTCTTAAAGGTGCATTGGACTCCAGTAAGAAGAGACGGCTTTTTTGGAATGCTGATAGTCATAAATTGCGTGGTGAGGGCATTCCAGATCAATATGAATTTAATGGCTCGATTATCTTTATATCGAACTTGAAATTTGATCAGATAACGAAGAGCGGTCGGGTTGGTAAAATTAAGGATCACTTGGAAGCAATTATTTCCAGATGTCACTATTTGGATCTGACACTGGACACAATGCGTGACAAGATGCTCCGTATACATCAGATTGTTGGTGATGGTATGTTGGACGATTATAATTTCAACAGTGGCGAGACAAAGATGATTGTAGATTATATCGATGAGCATAAAGACAAACTGCGTGAAGTGAGTTTGCGTATGGTGCTAAAGATTTCAGATTTGTATAAGATGGCACCCAAAAACGATCATTGGAAAAGACTTGCTGAGACAACTTGTATGCATCGAGTTACAATATAGATTACACTGTCTGAGCGGATAGTGGCCGGGGGGCAACCCCCGGTTTTTTTACATTGACTTTTTCTCCTTTTTAGTATAAAATAGTATTATGGCAACAGCAAAATTAATCATTCGTGATGAGGTTAATATTAAACTGGATAACATAGATCCAAGTACTCGTCGTAAGATGTCTGCCGCTCTTAAGTTTATGCTTCCGTATGCTTATCATATGCCAGCATATAAATTAGGACGATGGGATGGTATGATTAGATTTTGTGATGTTGGTGGTAGAACTTATTTAAATTTGCTAGATACTTTATTACCAATAATTCAAAGTGCTGGTTATGATGTTGATATTGAGGATCACAGGCAAACATGGAATCTTAAATTTGATGAAATAGATGAAAATTATTTAAGTGATATTAAATGGCCAAAAGGTCATATCGCGGCTGGTACGAATATAGTCTTACGAGATTATCAAGTAGAAGTTGTAAATAATTCTATTAATCATTTACAAAGTTTGCAAGAAGTTGCTACTGGTGCAGGTAAAACAATTATAACTGCTACGTTAAGTAAATTGTGTGAGGTGTATGGTAGGACAATAGTTATAGTGCCAAACAAAAGTTTAGTGACTCAAACAGAAGACGATTATATTAATGTAGGACTTGATGTGGGTGTGTTTTATGGTGACAGAAAAGAATATGGCCACCAACATACTATATGTACTTGGCAGTCGTTAAATGTATTACTTAAAAAAAGTAAAAAGAAAATAGCCGATATAGATATAGAACAATTTATCGATGGTGTTATTTGTGTAATGGTAGACGAAGTGCATCAAGCAAAGGCAGATGTATTAAAAGAATTACTTACAGGTGTGTTTGCTAATATACCTATACGTTGGGGTCTTACTGGTACGATTCCTAAAGAGGAATATGAGTTTACAAGTTTAAAAGCAAGTCTCGGTGAAGTTATTAATAAAGTAAGTGCCCACTCATTACAAGAACAAGGAATATTAAGTAATTGCGAAGTTAAAGTTTTACAATTAAAAGACGATGTTGAATATCCAAACTATCCAAGTGAATTAAAATATTTGGTCAGTGATAAAAATCGAATAGATTATCTTGCTAAAGTAATAGAAGATATTTCTAACACTGGCAATACTCTCGTTTTAATACACCGTATTAAAACAGGAGATATGTTAATTGAAAGATTACCAAATGCAGTATTTGTTAGGGGAGCAACCAAAACTGAGAAACGGAAAGAACATTATGATGAAGTAGCAACAAGTAATGATAGTTTGATTGTAGCAACATATGGCGTTGCTTCAGTTGGTATTAATATTCCTCGTATATTTAATCTTGTATTAGTAGAACCGGGTAAAAGTTTTGTAAGAGTAATACAAAGTATAGGACGAGGTATTAGGAAAGCTCCAGATAAAGATTTTGTTCAAATATGGGATATTACTAGTAATTGTAAATATAGTAAACGACATTTGGCAACAAGAAAAAAATATTATCGCGAAGCTCAATATCCGTTTGCCATTGAAAAAATTTCTTATAAATGAGTTGTGTTTTGTTATGTAATGTAATATAATAATAAATTAGAAAGGTATTTAATGTACATATTAACAATAGAAAATGAATCATATAGTTTAAATAATTTACCGGATGTAATAGGTGATGTTAGGTATTGTGTTTTAGATACAACGGATCCAACATTTATTGATTATTATTTTTTACCACTGATATTTTTAGAGAGTTTTAGTACACCGGCTGTAGTATTGCAGATTGGCCCATATCAAATTCAAATGCCATTGGATTGGAGTGTGTTAATAGGTGAACCTAGTCAGGGTGATATGGAAGTTATACCTCTTGCTAATCTTAATGATAGAGGGTTTATGACTTTATTATATAATCCGCTAAAAGGATATATGCCAACTTGGGAGCCAATACAAATAATAAATGTATTTGTTGAAGTTAAATGGTTTTTCCCAAAATTAAAATTTGGTCATATATTAGCAATGCCTATACAGCAAAAAACGAATCCCCTTTGTGGATTTTTTGTTAAAGAAATAAATAAAATACCTGATGTAATTG